CGTGATGATGCATCTGCACATGACAAAGCAGACTGCACCCGATGAGGATATGGTTCGCCATATGATTCTGAATTCCCTACGCATGTATCGCATGAGGTTCTGCGATGAGTATGGTGAACTGGTTCTCTGCTATGACTCCAAACACTACTGGCGCAGGGACTATTACCCTGAGTACAAGCACAGTCGTAAGAAGGGTAGAGAAAAATCCACAAATGATTGGGATGCTATCTTTGAAGTGCTGAACGCAGTCAAGGCAGAACTGAAAGAGTTCTTTCCCTACAAACATCTTGAGGTCTATGGTGCAGAGGCAGATGATATCATTGCTGCACTGTGTGGTGAGTTGGAGTTCGACAACGGTAAGACGTTGATCCTGTCAGGAGACAAGGATTTCATTCAGTTGCAAAAGTTTCGTAACGTGACACAATACAGTCCCATCACTAAGAAATTTGTCAATGGTCTTGATCCAGATATTTATCTGAGTGAGCATGTTCTGAAGGGTGACAGCAGTGATGGTATTCCTAACGTGTTATCACCAGATAATACCTTCGTGGATGGACTGCGACAGAAACCTCTGAGCAAGAAGAAAATTCAGGCTATGGTCGAGGGGAATTTTCCTAACGATGAGGTCAAACGAAACTACCAGAGAAACAAGAAACTAATTGATCTAAAAGAATCACCGCCTGAGTTGTATATGGAATGTATTGACGCATACCAAGATTCGCCAGAAGGTGACCGTAGCAAACTACTAAATTATTTTACACAGAAGAGGTTGCGTAACCTCGTTGAATCGATAGGAGAATTTTAATGGCAATCGACACATACACACGCAGTTTTGCTGAAATCTTGACACAGGTTTCTAAGATCAAAACAAAGAAAGAGAAAGTTCAATTTTTGAGGCATTACCAGACTGATGCACTTCGCATGATCTGCAAGTCTTCTTTTGACCCTAAAATTGAATGGGAACTACCAGAAGGTGATGTACCATATCGAACAAATGATGCTCCAGAGGGAACAGATCATACCTTGCTTCAGAAAGAGGTTCGCCGACTGTATCACTTCATCAAGGGGGGAAATCCTGCTCTAAAACAAAACAAGCGTGAGATGATGTTTGTCCAGCTGCTTGAGGGCCTTCATTCCGATGAAGCAGAACTATTGATTGCTGCAAAGAATAAGGCCTTGCATCGTAAGTACAAGGGCCTATCTGATAATGTGGTTAAGGAAGCATTTGATTGGGATGATGATTATATCCGAGTCGAACAAGATCAGTATCCTCAATCAAAAGGGTTGGCATCTGGCTAACTTTTTTTGAGTTTCCTTTAGAATCAATGATTTATCATGTACGATTTTTGTTGACAAACCCTATTTCCTATGTTATTATATATTATAAACTGAGGAAACAACGGAGAGACACCATGAACAACGAAATGAAAACCCTGATTGAGAACATCAAAGCAGACTATGCCGATGTTCGGTACAGTGCTGGTAACAGTGAGATTCGCAAGAAGATGATTGCTGAGTTCAACGAGAAGATTACCTACAAAGTTGGTAATAAGTACATCAAAGTCTTCAACGAAGGTGGTGGTGTTTGGGGTTTTGTTGTCAACACTGATAACGACAAGAAGTTCAAGAAGGGCGACATCCTGAAAGCCGCTGGTTACTCTGTTGCTGCTCGGAACTTTGCCCGTGGTAACATCATTGATGGTGGTTACACTGTTCGTTGGACGGGGGCGTAATTAGTTCTTGACAAACCCTTCTGGGTATGGTAACATAAGATATAATCGAAAAAGGAGACAACTTATGAATTACGTCAATGTTATAGGTTCTACTAAGATGAAACGTGATCTCGTTGAGAGTGCGGTTGTCTTCTGCATCAGTGAGTTAATGCCTCGGATGCGAACTCTTGAGATTGAGGTCAATATCAAAAACCTCAAGAGTGACGGTGTTGCTGGTTGGTGTTACGAAGGTGATGGTAATCGGGACTTCTATATTGATGTTGATAAAAGTCTTACTGGTGCAGAGCTGTTATGCACTGTGTGTCATGAAATGGTGCATGTCTGGCAGAGTGCCACTCGCAAGATGAAGGACATGACTTTTGGTCGTAAAATGTATATGGGTAAGGTCTATGATGAGACTACTGCATATGAGGATGAGCCTTGGGAGATTGAGGCGTATGCCATGCAGGGTGATCTGTTGAAAAAATTTGGTGAGGAGTATGTAGTATGAGTAAGATGAAAAACTATATAATGGAAATCGAATATTTTTGTGATGAATGTTGGGGTGCATCTCCTATTGATTGCATAACAGGCGAAGATACCACTGCTGATGATATAGTAAGACAGGTTGGTGCGTACTTCAAGAGCAACGAAGCAACTAAGTACGCCAAACGGTATCTCACTGAACAAATGGGTGCAGCATGAATGCTCTTGAAGCAGCAATCATTGGGTTACTGATTGTAATACCGCAACCCGCAGCAAAAACAATTATGCCGGACATGCCTGACAGGTCAGCCGAGTGCTTGGCCATTAACATGTATCATGAGGCAAGAGGTCAGGGTATTGCAGGGGAACTTGCAGTTACTGCGGTTGTATTGAACCGTGTTAATGATAAAAGATATCCTAATACCATCTGTGAAGTGGTGGAGCAAGGCCCAACACGAGTATCACAGAAATCTCCTAACGTGACCTATCCAATTAAAAACAAGTGTCAATTTAGTTGGTATTGTGATGGTAAGAGTGATATACCAACTAATAAGAAGATATATAATAGAATGCTTACTCTTGCAAAAGCAATTCTTAGTGATAAGTTTCATTTTGTAGACATTACTGAAGGTGCAACGCATTATCATGCTAACTATGTTTTGCCGTATTGGGCAAAAACGAAAACGAAAACTGTAGTGATACAGGATCATATTTTTTATAGGTGGGAGAAATAAATGCCAACTAATTTTGAGAATGTCAAACTTTTCATGAATACCTTTGATCAAGAAGTCAAAAAATCACCAAAACTACCTTCTGAAGAGGTAGTAGATTTGCGTCTAGACTTGATTGAGGAAGAGCTTCAAGAACTAACAACTGCTTCATATAATGAAGATATGGTTGAAATTGCAGATGCTTTAACTGATATTCTATATGTCACTTATGGTATGGGTGCTGCTTTAGGTATTGACCTTGATAAATGTTTTGAGGAAGTGCAGCGTTCAAATATGAGCAAACTAGGCGCAGATGGCAAACCTATCTATCGGGAAGATGGCAAGGTGATGAAGGGTCCAAATTATTCACCGCCAAATTTACAAAGGATGGTAATGCCTGGAGATATTAGGTGAGTCACTTTAGGTTTATCGAGAAGGACATTGATGTAAGTTCCATCCTTGCTGATATCAAGGATGAGGATTGGGCAATAGCAGGATCACTAAAAGGTGCTGCTGGAGATACGAAACCATATGGATTTCTACCTCTCACAATGGCCGCAGTAAAGAGTGCTGATGATGATCCTAAGAAGACTGAGCTGCAACAGAACACTCCTATGTACTATCGTTATCCCGGTATCAGAAAGTGGTTGAAGACTTATAAACTTCATAGGCATTCACGAGCAGCATTCTTTAGATTGAAGCCAGGAGAGTCATTGGGACGCCACATCGATGAGGGTGAATATTATCTAACACGAGATAGATACCATCTATCGTTACAGGGAACATATCTCTATACGGTTGAAGATGAATCTCATCAGATCGAACCCGGCACATTTTTCTGGTTTGACAATAAGAGAGTTCATGAATCGTATAACAATGGTGATGTTGATCGTTTGACCTTTGTTTGGGATGTTCCCAAAGGTAGGAAAAATCCGTGACTGATAATGTAGTTTCTCTGACAGAGCTGATTGAATCTAGACTCAAGAAGCAACAGGAAATTGATTATTATCAAGAGACTCTAATAAGACTGCAAAGGAAAATTGGCGAGTTGAATAAAGAGGTTGATATTACCACCTTAATTATTGATATGATTGAGACTGAAAGGGTCTTGACTTTGGATGAGAAAAAGGGTAAGATGTTATTACTAGATTCAAAAAGAGAGGAACAATGAGACATATTGAAATATCCGTTATGGAAGATGGTGAACTGTCTATTGATGGACAGGTGAAACCAGCAGGTAATCTTGACATTCGTGAGTTTGAAGATGGCGAATGGGTAGGTGGTTGTTATGCTACCTATGACAATCTTGTAGAGATGGTGAAGGAGTGTTTAGAAGAATGAATATCTTCTATTTAGACCGTGATCCTGTGATTGCTGCACAAATGATGTGTGATAAGCATGTGGTCAAGATGATCCTAGAAAGCGCACAGATGCTCTCTACAGCGCATCGTGTCCTTGACG